TCGTCTTGCCGTCTTCCAATTGGTACAAGGCCGAAGGAGTGATGCCAGCACGGCGTGCAGCGTCGGCCGGTTCGGTGATGCCGCACTCGGATCGAGCGCGCTTCAGGCGGGTGGCGAGGGCTGTAGTCATATTAGCGAGCTTATTAGTCCGTTAAGTAAGCGTGCTTGCATGCAACATAGAAGCGTGCTTATATAGGGGTCATGAACATGCCCCGGATCACCAAGGAAGAAGCCATTGCCGCCTACGACGGTAATGCCGCCGCGCTTGCGCGTGCTCTCGGCATCACCCCTTCGGCTGTCTATCAGTGGCCGGAAGGTCAGATCGATGACCTCTGGGCTTTGAAGTTGCGCTTCGTGCTGATGCCAACGCACTTCCAGGCGCTCGAGGCGCCCAGCCACGACCCCGACTCCGGCCGCATCGTTCCAGTTGAGGTGGCCTGAGATGCGCACACTGAAGCGACGACTTGGGATCCATCGCCGGCTGCTGGCCTGGCAACAGCGGGATCCCCTTGCCCGGAAGCTGAGCGATGCGCATTCGGTGGTGGTGCCAACGCTGAGGATCGTCCAGTTGCCTAGCGGCAGGATGGTTTGCCTCGGGGTTACGGCTTCTGAAGCCCTTAGCGAAGGTGTGAGCCCCGAAAGGCTTAACAGGGCCGTTATGCGGTCCTGCCTTGAACGGCATTCCGAGATGTCTGGCTCACCAGAGAAAGTCCCTGCTGCAGTGCTTGCCGGAAGTGCGGCAAGTCGTTGCTGGGCAGGGCTGTATGGGTGGCTGCGATTTCCGGTATTAGCGCTTGCCAAGCGGCTTCGAATCGCTCCGGTTGAGGATGCGAAGCGATGAGCATCCGGACAGCGTACTCCAATGCCTTTGCGTGCCCGATTGATGCCGCGAGGCTGTCTTCCAGCCTCGTCACCTGTTCCTGGTCCATGTCGCTCTCCTTGCGGGCTGTTCGTGTGGAAACGCCAGCCTAGCGCAAGGAGGGTGGCTCCAAATCCCTGAATTCCGGTCGTCCTGTCCATGGCGACCACTTTGCATCGCCTCCCGAGGTGCGTAAATGAAGCCTGATCCTCAGTACCAAGAACCCAGGTCCTCTGTGGTGTTTCGCCACACGACTGACGCCATCCGCAACAGCGGCCACACCGATAGCAGTCTGGCCCAGGCCATCGCCGAGCAGTACATGGCGGACGTGGCGCCGGGCGAGCGCATCGTCCAGTTCCACGCCGGCGACGATGCCGACAGCGTTGAGCGCGCGCTGAAGGCGAACGCCCAGCTGGTGGGCCGCATCCGTAACGGTACGGTCAAGATGCCGGTGGACCTAGAGGAATCATGGGTCCGCGCGCTGCCGCCGCATTGGCGCGACGCGTGCTCCCGTGAACTGGTGCAGCGCTACGGTTTCCTCGGTGCGCGCATCCCGATGATGGAGCCGCATGCCGGCGTCCTCGCCGTGGCCCGCCTATCGGTCGAGTTTGGCCACACCCTGGAAGCAATCACCAACGTCCTGGCCGACGGCCGCATCTGCCCGAAGGACATTCCGGAGCTGCGCCGCGCGCTGGACGAGATCGGGCAGCTGGAAGCCGAGTTGATCACAGCAAAGCGGTATGTGTCAGGGCACCTTCATGACCTGGCACCGCGCGCGGTGCAGGGAGCTCAGGCATGAGCTCTGCGGCCATGGTCAGCTGGGCCATCGCAGTTGTCGGTGAGTTCGACAACGCCGGCCGGCGTATCCCCGAGAACGTTGTTTCGCTTCTGCCCATGGTGGAGGTCGTGCTCTGGGCCAAAGAACAGGTGCAGCCGATTCAAGCTGACAAGTTGCAGGCACGGTTCGGCCTTTCGCGCGCCACCGCATATCGATGGCTGACTGCGCTGCATGACGTACATGATCCAGCGGCTGCGCGTCGGCGAGTGCCGGGCTTGCGTCCGCTGAGCACCGCCTTGGCACGCGAACTACCGGTCTCGGCCTCGACCGGGGGCACGCCATGATCTTGGCCCCTTCCTTGGGATCGCGCTGTACGTGGGCGCGTGCCGAGTCTGTGCCTGCCCGCGAGCCGGAACCGGTGTTGCATCCAACACGCCGTGCCAACGCGCCGGCGCACGCGCTCAGCGGCTACAACACCACCCGCATAGTCATGGAGTTCATGCGGTGGGCAGTCGAGCGCGAAGAGTTCCCGACCGTGGAAGCAATTGTTCGGCGCTTCGAAGTGAGCCGTGCAACCGCGTACCGGTGGCGCGGATACCTGGCCCAGACGTACTGCCTGGAGACCATGCCCCCGAATGAGCATGAGATTGCCCGGATCGGTAAGCCCGGTGCGAAGGCTCGCACCACGCAGGCGGGCGGGACGGGGCGATGATCTACTTCGAGATGTACCCTGGCGACTACCTGAAGGACACCACGCGTCTGTCCCTGACGGACCACGGCGTCTACTTCAAGCTGATGCTCGCCTATTACTCGGAAGAGCAGGCGCTGCCGGAAAGCCTGGCTGAGCTGTACGTCATTGCCAGTGCCATCACGACGGCCGACAAGGCAGCAGTGAAGAAGGTTGCCGAGCGCTATTTCCCTGTGGCCGAAGACGGCCTGCGGCACAGCAAGCGCTGCGACGAGCAGATCGCTACGGCACAGGCCCGCATCGCAGAGGGACAGGGGCGGAGAGAAGACCGGAAGAACAGCGAGGCCGAGCGGCAGGCCCGCACGCGCGCGCGCCGCACGATGATGTTCGAGGACCTGCGCAATGTGGGTGTCGTGCCTGATGGAATGAGCACGATGGCCGAGCTGAAGGCACTGCACGTCACGCATGTGACTGGCGACGAGCGCGTGACATTGGATGCGCTGTCACGCGTGACAAGTCACGGAGAGTCACGCGTGACAGGGGGTGTGAACACAGGTGTGAACACGGGTAACCAGACCCCAGACCCCAATACTTCTACTCCAGATACATCACTTCACGCTCAAGGATCTCTAGGGGGCGTGACTGACGCGGGGCGTGCCTGCCTGTTGATGCGCAAGGCGGGGTGCCACACCACGAACCCGAGCCATCCCGACCTGATCGCGGCAATCGCTGAGGGCGTCACCCCTGAGGCACTGGCCAACACCGTCGCCGAAGGGCTCTCCAGGTCACCGCCTATCGCAAACCCGTTCCCGTGGGCGATCCGAACCGCCCGAAACCGCCACGCCGAAGGCCCAGCGCCTACCAACACCAACACCGGAGGCCCCAATGCAAACCCTCAGCTCAGTTCTGCCGACCAGGTCGCAGAGCAGCGACGACTCCACGAACAACGCGCGGCAGCTGGCGGCTTTGGCGGATCAGGCGGCGATGTCATCGACGTCGAGTTCGAACCCGTCCACCACTGAGCCGGACCAGCGAGCGGTGAGTGCACTGTGGACGGTCTGGGAACGCATGGCCGGCATGTTCCCCGGGAAGTGGGTGCGCGAGAACGGCTCTGCCCCGGTGAACAACGCCGGCAGCCTGACCACCGCCGGTGAATTGTGGTTCCAGGTGATGACCGGGATCACCCCACGGCAGGTGGCGGACGGCTTGGCCAACTGCCTGCGCAGCGCGCTGCAGTGGCCGCCGAACCCCGGGCAGTTCCGTGCGATGTGCCTCGGCGTTCCAGCCCTCGCCGAGGTCGACGGCCAGATGCGGCCCGGCCAGGCCCACAGCGGGTTCACCGTGCTGGTGCGGTCGAAGCTGGACCTGCACGCCTATGCCACCGCCGAGAGCGGCGCGTTGCAGCAGCGCATGCTGGCCAACGCCTACGAGCGCGCGGTGAAGCACGTCATGGACGGCGGCGCCGTGCCTGCGCCGGCAGCCGCACTGCCCGCGCCGAAACCCGAGCCGCAGGTAGTGCGCGATCGCGATGCGGCGCGCAGTGCCATGGCGCAGGCTGCTGCTGAGCTGGGTTTTGGGGGCATGCATGGAGCCGGCTGACATTCGGGCCTACCAGCGGCAGCTGATCCTGTTCTGCCTGGGCATCCATGGCGAGAGCACAGCAGCCGAGGCGTTGGAGCTGATGGGTAATGCCGCGCTGGAAGCCGGTGCCCCGCGCGAGGCGATGCTGCTGAGCACGGCGGCGGCCGCTGGCCTGTTGCGGGAACTGGATGGCGAAGGCCTGGTACGCCGATGCGAGAACCGCGATAGCGTCCGCGACGGTCGGCCGGTGGCCACGTGGGCAGCCACTGACGCTGGTCGCATTGAGCGGGCTCCACTGCCGCCATCGGGCCAGCAGCAGCTGGCCATGCCGATGCTGGGTCCCGTGCCCGGCCAGCGCACACGCGGCGGCCTGTCGATGGAGCAGCTGATGGGACTGCTCAACGTGGAGTTCGATTGCATGCTTGAGCAGATGGACCGCGAGCACCAGGCCGCGCAGCAGCGCGCTCGGCAGGAGTTCGAAGCGTTCCGACAGCGCGCGCTGCGGGTTTGGGGCGCATCGGAGGCGTCGGTCTGATGCCTCCGAAGTCGAGCCCACGGCGCGCGCTGCGCTACGCCACCCCGCAGGACATGCCAGAAGGCATGCGCAGGCTGTTCGAGAAGGTCCCCGCGTCCGCTCTTGAACCGCCGGCACCCGCGCGCGCCTATCGGCCAGCGGCAGTGGCGAAGTCCGAAAGCAGCGGCAACGCCGCCGGCAAAGTGGCGCGCGGCCGGCCGCGTCATGTGCCTGGGGAAATGAACAAGACCGAGGCCGCCTATGCCGAGTACCTGCAGCAGCAGCTGCATGCGGGCGCGATCGCCTGGTTCCGATTCGAGTCGGTAAAGCTGAAGTTGGCCAACAAGACCCATCTCACCATCGACTTCTTTGTGATGACGACCGCCGGCGAACTGGAAGCCCACGAGGTCAAGGGCTACTGGGAAGAAGATGCTCGCGTGAAAGTGAAGGTGGCCGCCGAGATGTACCCATTCCGATTCCTGGCAGTCCAGCGCGCCACCGATGGCGGCTGGAAAACGGAGGTGTTCGCTTGAACGCAATGATGATTGGCGGGGCCACCGTGCGCCGCGACGAGGTAGGCAGGTTTTGCCTTAACGATCTGCACCAGGCTGCCGGCGGCGCGAAGCGGCACCAGCCCAGCGACTGGCAGCGGCTGAAGCAGACCGAGGAACTGATCGCCGAGCTGGCCAACTCCGGGGAATCCCGGGTTTACCCGGTGCACTCGGTGGCGGGGCGTTACGGCGGCAGCTACGTGGTGCGGGAGTTGGTCTACGCCTATGCCATGTGGATCAGCCCGAGCTTCAGCCTGCAGGTGATCCGCGCCTACGACGCGCTGGCCGCCGGCGCACCGGCGCCCGACCCCATGCAGGCACTTACTGACCCTGCGACCCTGCGTGCGCTGCTGCTGTCCTACAGCGAGAAGGCAGAGATCCTCGAGGCGCGCGTGCAGTACCAGGAACCGCAGGTCCGCGCGCTGCTGCGGCTGACGCAGGCCGACGGCGCATTCAACATCAGCACCGCGGCGAAGATGCTGCAGGTCCAACCGCGGCAGCTGTTCGCTTGGCTGTCCGAGCACGGCTGGATCTACCGGCGCGCCGGCAGCAAAAACTGGCTGGCCTATCAGACCCGCCTGCAGCAGGGCGTGCTGGTGCACAAGGCCTGCGTGCAGCGGGGCGAGGGCGAGCAGGAGCGTGTGCACGAACAGGTGCTGGTTACCGCCAAGGGCCTGTCGCGCTTGGCCGAGAGCATCGATCGCGGGCAAATGACTTGGGCGCAGGCAGATGCGGCGACAGGGTTGCAGCTGGTCTCCGAGGCATGCCCATGAGCTTGCAGCCAGTGAGAGGTATGGGAATTGCGAAGCCGCACATCACCTTTGATCGCTACTTCGACGGGTCGCAGATGGTGAAGGTTGACTACTGGCCGATGTGGCCAGTGGATACCGGCTGGTCCCACGCTGCTGGGGGGGACCTGGCAGAAGCATGGGATGCGCACATGCTGCGCTACGTGGACGACGACGAGGAGGTGGTCTGATGGACGCCTCTGAGAAGCGAGCGATGGGCATGATCGCCCAAATGCTACGTTCGCGCGGCTGGGCCGGCGAGTTTGGCGCGCAGATTCTGGAGCAGCGTCCCGCCGATGTTTGCCTCACGGGCGCCGATGCCATAGAGGTGATCACTGCAGCCCTAGCGCCACCTACGGGCTACGTGCTGGTGCCGGAGGTTATGACCGAGGACATGGCGGTGGCCTTCGCGGAGGCATGGTTCAGCAAGGTGCGGGCGATTGATGATTGCGAACCGCAGGATGCGTGGGCGGCTGCGCTGGCTGTGCGCCCGGAGGTGCCGTGATGGGGGGGGTGAAGCGGGAGCAGATCGAAGGTGTGCGCAGCCCCGGTGAACACCTGGTGGAGCGCCTGGACGTTGGCGAGAACCAACTGCGCACGCCGGCCCAGCAGTTCCTTCAACAGCAGGGCGCTGCCCTGGAACCAACCAACGTTACAACCATGGAGACCTCCCGATGATTCCTCATTTCCACAGCCTGGACGAGGCAACACACCACCTGTACCTGGAAGGAAAGGAAGGCCCCATCATGTGCAAGGTCGACGGCAACCTGTGGGAGGTCTGGCTCGACGGCCGGTCCCGCTGGGTCAGCGCCTGCGAGGTGGCCTGATGTCGGCAGTGGGCGCGCCCGCGGTAGCCCTGACGCCTTGCGGCAACTGCGGCAGCGACGAAGTGCGCATGCGCGCGCGGGGCAACGCCGGCAGCCGCCGCACCGCGCAGGTCGTCTGCGCGCGCTGCAGCGCCCAGGGTGAGCTGTGCGTCGGCGCAGATGCGGAAGTTCAGGCGGCCAAGGCGTGGGGGCACAAACTCCACGTGCCTCCGGCACCGCCAGCCGCGAAGGTGGTGCGCGGCCGAGTGCCGGTGCCAGAACCCACCCTGCAGCGTGACCCGCTTGAGCTGGTCGCGCGCATGCTGGTCGGCGGAAGCTTCCGCGAGCCATCGAATGGCAGATCAACCATGCCGCCGCTGACGGCCGCCGACATCGCTGGGGCGGTCGGCATGATGCGCGACTCAGTGGCCAAACAGGCAGTGCTGGCAGTCGCTCTGCGCGGACAGGGAGTGTCTCTGTCGTCGCTGGGGCGTTCACTGGCAAGGCGGGTGATGCGGCAGATTCAGTGGCAGCGGCGCATCGGCGAAAAGCCAGTGCTGCGTGTGGATGACCCGGCCGACCGCTGGCGCATGAGGCTGGTGCTGCAAGACGCGGTGAACGACCTGGTGTGGCCCGAAGGGAAGATCGCCGCGCAGGATGCTGCCAAGGCGGCAAAGATGAGAAAAGGGGACTACCTGCGCGTGTATGGGATCGCTGCCGCGACATTGCGGCACGCGCTGGAAGACGGGCGCAAGGAGTTTAGCGGCAGGGTATTCAGCATGTAGCTTCTCCACGCCTTCCTCAACAGGGCGAGGGGTATTCGATGTTCAGATCAGGACACGGGTCATGGGTTGTGCGACTTGCTCATCAGAAGGCGCGCTCTGGGATTCATTACCAGATGCAGAGGAAGGATCGTTGATGACATTAATGTTCAACACATCATGTGTTGATTGCCACGTCCTGAGGAAAGTAATCACCTCCCCATGAAAGGCTTCCGCTTGCTGCGGAGCCCCGAACTTGAATGGGTAGCTTTTCCCGAAGTTCATCAGGATGGTTACGGTGCAACCATCGATCGAGCGCTCAACTGCTGCCACTGCTTGACCGACAACCGCAACGTGGTTCGGTGCATCCGCTACCACGGAAATGTCGAACTCGGTTTGATCGTCTTTCTTGCTCGTCTTCGCCATCGATACACCCTCCTGTCGTTAAGGAAGATTACCGCAGTCGTCGCGAAACTTACCGCATTCGCCCAACTGCGGTAAGGAACCTTACCGCAGTTGCAGCGGGAACCAGACTTAGGCCAAAGTAGCTACCGTGGGCGAGGTTCCAATCAACCCGCACTCAACGGCCGCAGGCCTGGACTCGGGAGGTCCAGTGACCTGCGGTTCGTCGTTTCTGAGGTGCGAAGCCCGACCATCAAACAGAGCGACGCCCCGATGCCTGCCAGCACCGGGGCGTCGCCGCAGTACACGCGTTTCAGCCGCGTGCCATTGGCCTAAGCCCTGCCGCTCTCCGGAGAGCGCGTGCAGTTTGCTTAACAAATGTCGCAACAGCTGAGACTTGAACACAAAGACCCTATTCCCTTGGCCGGGCGGTAAAACGCGCCTGGTGAAACACCTGCTGCCCCTTATCAACCAGCGGGACCACACCTGCTACGTTGAAGCCTTCGCCGGCAGTGCTGCGATGCTATTCGAACGCTCGCCGGCGAAAATCGAGGT